GAGGTGTACGGTAACGCTCGGGTGTACGGTGACGCTCGGGTTAGATCTTATGCGGTAATCTCTGACAGAAAAATGATTTTTTGGGCATCAAATGTCGGGTCTGAAAACGGTACGCTGACCGTGTTTAATGGCAAAGATGGTCTAATTGTAACACGTGGCTGTTTTACTGGCTCGGTTGATGCGTTTTTAGCAAAATCAGCCGAAGTGCATGATGATAAAACAAAAAATGAATACAAATTGCTAATCAAAGTGGCAAAAAGTCGAATCTTAGGTGTTAAAGATGAATGAAATCAATATAAACATTCCCTATTCAAGATTTTCCGATATTTTCGTGTGTTATTTTTATGTGCGAATGAATAGCGGTGACCCATCGGCTGTTACACGTGCGTTAGATGACGCTAAATACAGTTGGCTTATGTTTGGCTCCGAGTTGCGAAATGACATTATCCGGACGGCGGAATCAGCAAACTATCCTGCGGTAGTTAACAACTACGTAAATAATTTTATTGAGTGGGCCAACAGTCAATTTAATGTACCGCAAGATTACAACACAGCAAGACTACTGGTTGATGTGTTGCCGGTTGTTAATATGGCAAAGGTAAACCATAAAGCTGGTGATTGATATGATTGTTTTGGCTTTATTTGATAGTGGCAATGGTTGCTATACGCAAGGTGCAGAGCTATTTAATCAATCAATCGATAAGTCGGCAGTCGAAATCTACCCTATCGGCATAGATATTGAGAGTAAAAATAACCATTTTATTAATCTTAATTTAGCTGATTATAGCCGTATGTTTGGCGATAACAAGCTATTCGATGAGCTTGATAAGCTGCCTAAACCTGATTTGATTATAGCTAGTCCGCCTTGTGAGAGTTGGTCAGTTGCAAGTGCAATGTGGGGAGGAAATGCAAGTTGGAAACAGGAAACTGGCGCAGTCAATCGTGAGCTATCAAAATTCACGGTTAGAAGTCGTGCGGATTATGATTTACCGCACGTCAAATTCAAATATGACCGCTCTTTCCTGAACCGCATTAATGGTGAGCTTTGTATTTACAACACGATAGAGATTATCAAACGTTACAATCCGAAAGTTTATGTAATAGAAAATCCGGCAAGCAGCAAGATTTGGCATTACATAGACAATATTTTAAATTTTAAAATTCCGTTTGATAACCTGGCTCACTATCATTGCTATAACTATCCACTGCGTAAGCCGACAAGGTTTAAAAGCAATATAAGGCTTGGATTAAGACATGATCAAAAGTTAAAGCCTGAAATCGGCTTTCAACACTTCTCAAAATCATACAATGAGAGATCGAACATTCCACTCGAATTAATAATGGATATTTACAAAGCAGTAAATCAATATTTAACAAATCCAATAGGCGTTCCAAGTGAGCGCCTTTTGTTTTAAAGGAGATAAGATGAAACCAATTCTGGATGCTTGCTGCGGCGGAAGAATGTTTTACTTTGATAAAAACAATCCGAATGTGCTTTTTGCAGATATAAGAAACCAAAAACTAAGTTTTAAGGATCGTGACAAAATTAGACATTTAGAAGTATCGCCTGATGTGATTCATGATTTCACCGATATGCCGTACCCGGACAAATCATTTAAGTGCGTTATTTTTGACCCTCCTCACTTAATAAAAGGTGGTGACAAATCTTGGTTAGTCAAAAAATATGGGCGGCTTGACGAGGATTGGCAAACGCAGCTTAAAAAAGGTTTTGATGAGTGTATGAGGGTGCTTGATGATTTTGGCACCCTTATTTTTAAGTGGAATGAAACTCAAGTGCCAGTTAGTAAGATTATTTCAATCTTAAATAAAAATCCAATTCTTGGGCATAAATCGGGAAAAGCGAACAATACGCATTGGATGTTATTCATGAAAATTGAGGAGAAAGAAAATGAAAGAATTTGACTTAGATGCAGCTTTAAATGGCGAGCCTGTGATATTGAGAAATGGGGAAAAAGCCGTTGTTAAATACAATTTGCTTAACGAGGTTGAAAAGCTAGAGGTAAGAGATGCCGAACATCCTTTAATTGGGTATAGATTTGATGGTATTTACATCAATACGACATCATGGAGCTTAACAGGTAAATCAGTACATTGGAATACCATGGAATATGACATCATTGGAATGTGGGAAGAGCCTAAACTAACGTCAGAACAAGTGCTTGAAAAGGCGTACCAGGAAAATCTACCGCTTGATGCAATCGGTAAAAAAGCATTTGTTATCGCAAAAACAAAGGATGGTGATTATGTGATGCAATGCGGGGAGGATAATCTGTATTTTGCGAGCAATAAAATAGAGTGGAAATTTTACAAAGACCCCGTGCCAAAATCCGACACAATCACAAACACAATCTCTTTACCTAAGCCGTTTTATCCAAAAGAATGTAGTGAGTATTTTTACATCTTAGACGGTAAAGTGACTTATAACTCAAATTATTATGAGCGCAATATTGTTTCTCGACAAAGAGCCATCAATGGGCAATGTTTTCGCACAGCAGAAGATGCTCAAAAATGGCTTGATTTTATGAAGAGTATGATGGAGTAAGTATGAGCGATAAAATTTATGAGTTTAGAAAAGTTGAAGACATTTTGCAGTTAACAGAAGAGCAATTTAAACGCTTTTTGCCTGATTTTATTCATTGGTTTGCTATCCGTAAAAAACTTCAAGCGGAGCAAGCTGCGATCAATGATGGATTAGGAGGACTTTTAAAAATCACTCCAGAGCCTGTTATTAAGTGGGTAGACGATGGCAAAGTTGGAGAAGTAAATTACATTGTAACGATTAAACAAATGGAATGAATAAAAGTATTTATTGTAACAGAACCTTACCGCTCTTATGGGCGGTTTTTATTTTAAAAGGAAATAAGCATGGAAAAGAAAGAAATCATTGAAAAGTTAGAAAAACACGGGTTCGAATTTAACCTTGATTGGGGTCCAACTCTTGGTTTCAAAAGCGACAAAGACAAAGCATCAATTATGTATAGCAAGCATAGCGGTGCTGATATATTGTCCATATCTTTTAATGGGCAAGCTAATGAAAAGAAAGCTAGAGCGATTATTAAACAAATATTCCCTGCTGCCAAATACATACAGCAAGGCGTTGTATTAAGTGCTAGTTATTTCAGTATTGAGCCTCTTAATTAATAATAGCTATTACTGGAGCTTTTATGGATAAAATAACTCTATCAGATAAAGCAGAAAAAGAGATTGTGAACGCATCAAAAATGGCAGCGTTCGCCTCTTATACAGAAAACAGTCAAAACCTAATGACCATTGAAGAGATTGCCTTATACCTTAACAAGTCATATACTTTCACGGTAAAATACATTGTTACGAAAGGCGACTTTCCACAGTCGAGATACTTTTCAGACAAAAACGAACGACCTCGATATGTTGCTGGCGAAGTGGTAAAGTGGGTAAAACGACACACTAAACGCCAATAATAAACTTTCATCACTACGCCAAAATTACGCCAAATAATACCTATCTATTTGTTATTCCTATTAAATAAGGTGCAAGCTAGTCGCACCATTTACCCTAAACACAGCCCCGCGAAACCACTCGCGGGGTTTTGTTTTTCCTAGTGTTTTCAAGGCTTTTCAGCCCTTTTACTTATCGCAACTAATCAGATTTAATTGTCTTTAACCGCGTTTTTTAGTAACAAGTTTAGTAACAAGGTGATAAACTTCGAAAAATCTTGTTACTAAAACTAAGGAAAAATGATGCCTCGTGTTACTAAACCGCTCACAAATACCGAAGTAGATAAAGCGAAAACAAAGGATAAAGAATACAATCTAAGTGATGGTAACGGTCTTTTTTTACGCATTAAGCCTACTGGTGCTAAGGCTTGGATTTTTAATTATTATCACCCAGTAACAAATAAGCGCACATCTTTTACTATTGGAACTTATCCAGCTATAACACTTGCGCAAGCTCGTCAAAAACGTGAAGAATATCGCGCCCTACTTGCTCAAAGCATCGATCCGCAAGAATACATAAAAGAACAAGAACTAATTAAAAACGGCCAGAACGAAAATACTTTCTATAAAGTCGCTTTACTTTGGAAAGAAAAAAGAAGTAAAGAAATTGAGCCTATGACAATGGAAAAGAATTGGGCAAGATTAGAAAATTATCTATTCCCTACTCTTGGAAATTATCCTATTGATGAGATCTCTTCCCCTTTACTGATTAAAACTGTTCGCCAATTAAATGAAAAAGGTTTCAATGATACGCTGCACCGTTTATTAAACCTCGCTAATCAGATTTTAAATTATGCGGTAACAATAGGATTGATTTCGTTTAATTCTTGCTTGAAAGCATCTGATGCTTACCATAAAGAGCCTCAAAAACATCACCCAGCAATCAAACCGGAAGAACTACCGAAACTATTACAAGACTTCAAAAATTCAAGTAGAGATCATCTAACAAAGGTTTTATTCCGATGGCAATTACTTTCAATGGTTCGTCCGGCTGAGGCGGTTTCTGTTGAATGGTCTGAAATTGATTTTGATAAAAAGTTATGGACTATCCCAGCCGAAAAAATGAAAAAAACAAGACAAGGGGCATTTCCGCACATTGTTCCGCTTTCATCTTTAATGATGGATATTCTGAAAGAATTGAAACCTATAACAGGTGATGACAAATTCGTATTTTCTCACTATCACAAACCTAACCAATCAGCTAGTAAAGAACTAATAGCTAACGCATTGAGAAAAATAGGTTACAAAGGGATTCAAGATGCTCACGGATTGAGATCGATAGCTAGAACGTTTTTAGAAGATCAGCAAGTTGATTTCCGTGTTGCTGAAAGTTGTCTTGCTCATAGCATTGGGAATAAAACAAGTCAGGCATATAACCGTTACGATTATGTAGAACTCCGCCGCCCTGTGATGCAATTATGGAGTGATTTTGTGGAGCGATGCGAAAAAGAAAGCGTGTGAATTAGCGGCGTGTAAAAAATATTACAAAAATTGGTTCACCTGTTCACCTTGTCAATTTAACCTTTTATTTCATATAGTTATGGGTGAATAGGTGAACATTATTGTTCACCCTAATTGTTCACCTTTTAAGAGAAAAGCATAAAAAAAGGGGCTTTCGCCCCCTTTTCCTGGTTTATGAATTGAACTCATTTTGGAACTCTTCATAGTTTTTGAAGTGAACATTGGAGCGATATCCATATCTTCCCTTAATCTTAGAGAACTCAAATTTATTTTTATGTTGAGCAAATCCTTGCTTTAATGAATTTGAGAAATTTCTCAAAGTAAGGGTATTTGTAATGCCGCTCGCTACAGCAAAGGCTAAGTATGCCGGATAAAGATGCGTTCTTGACTTATTGCCTTGATTCGCATTTCCTATATACAAGCCGTCATTCTGTGGCGTAGTATAGAAATATCCGCAAAATTCGGTGATGTGGTCGGATTCGCTTTTTATTTCCAAAGCCTCATCACTTGTTTGTTGCTCTTTTAAAGCGGCCTTAGCGGTTTCAGGTTGTTCAAAGGTATGTATTAGTTTGTAAATAATACCCCCTACTTCCCTCTCAATCTTATCCATAAAATTAGGATCTCGCTCGTTTTCAGGTACTACTTTGTCAAAGTGAAAGATTACCCTTCTTCGCTCAATCCCACCGCTACGCTCTGTAAATCTAGTCGCCTCGTTATTAACGATTAAGACTACTGCCGAAATAACAGCTTTAAATTTAGTGCGGTGTTTTGGGTCAATATTCACAGGGTCGCCACCTGTAATACTTTTCAATCCACCACCATCACCACCATAACGCGATTGTTCAGGGCAAATTAGCAAAGTTTTACCTACAAAGCTTTCTCGCCCGCGCGGTTCATCTAAATCCACTAAGCGCCCGCTTTCTGTGTTCTGCGCACCAGCTAATAACGTGGCAATATTAGCAAAAACAGATTTACCACTTCCGCCATCGCCTGTTACTTCAAAGAATAATTGCCAGTCGTTGCGATTAGTTAAAACCGCGTATAAAGCCGCTAGAATAGCGTTCTTTTTGCTTTTTTTACCACCGCTTACGAACTCTAACCACTTATCAAAATAAGGCGTATTTTGCGCTGAATTTAGATATTCATGCGGAATATAAGACATTAGCCAATTTTCCCGATAATGGGGCAAGAACTCTAACGTAGTGCGGTTTAAAGTGCCGTTATTGAAAGCAATCAACTCTTGCGCCTGTGTTCCCATTTTTGGCGATTGGATTTTGATTGTATCAATAATGCTTTCGATTGAGCGCGCACTATAATTGAAGTCCTGTTCATCAAAGAAAGTTACTGCATTATCTAAGAACTCAAATTTATCTACTAGCTGCCAGCTTATGCCGTCATAGCGATATAATTCTCGGTCTTTTGGGTTTAATGCTAAATCCATATTTAGCCACTTCGTCAAAGCCCGTGCCTTCTTATTTACTCCGTCATTTTCTTTCAGTTTTTCGGGCGGTGCTAATTGGTCTGCTAAATCTGCCGCCTTTTTATCGGTTCGCAAGCGTTGAATGTAAGAGCTTAAATCCTCTTTTACTTGTGCGGCCGCATCAATGAGTTTCACTTCTCTAGCAGAAGTATTTTTTGCTAAATTCTGACAAATTTCGGTGATTTCTTCCTGTTTTAATTCGCCATATTGAGCAATCTTCACTAACTGCTGATCTTCTTTAGCTATACGCGTTGAAGAAATATTATCAAGTTGATTTTCACCTAGAATAACTGGTTTCTGATTACTTTCTAGACCATCCACCAACGAACACAATAAGAGCCACTCTTCACCTTTTCCATTATCCCATGCTTGCCATGCTTTAGAGCCAGCTAGCACAAATAAATCGGAATAAGGTTCATGCGGTTGCTCCGCAAGATGCGGAGCATTAATTAATCGAGCCATTGTTCACCCCTTTAAGTACTCCGTTTTCAATATCATTGATACGTTCAGCAACTACTTTTTGAAAGTATGTAAGAGTTTCAACTAAAGAGATCACTATGCTATTTTTTAGCAATCCA